CCGGACGGCCTCGATCCGTTCTGGAAGTTATACGGCGTAAGGGAGATCAACCTGCGCTATACAGTGGTTTGAAAAATGAGCGTTACGTCCCACTTTGATTCGGCCGTATTCAACCGGCAAAAGCTAAGGCAGGCCGTTGCATCGTTCATTATGCGTCAGACGAAAGATTTCAAGAATCTATCGAAACGGCGAATGATCGATTCTCAGGCATCGGGCCGCCTATACCGGCGAAAAAAAGGAGTAGGTTTCACCCGTTCGCATCGCGCCTCAGCTCGCGGTCAACGCCCGGCGATCGACACCGGTAAGTTACTTAACTCGATCAACGATCGACGCATAGGAGACTTCTCGCGGATCGTTTCCGCCGATGCAGAATATGCACCATATCTCCAGAGTGAGAGGCTTGGCCGACGTATTATGGATGACCGCGATACGGCGGAAGCTCAGGCGAAAGCGAATCGCGAAGGCAACGTATTGGCGGCTAGTTGGGTTTGATATTGATCTAAGAAGCTAATGGCACTCGATATCACAAATGAACTGATAGTTCGTAAGGCCGTGGCCGATCTTGTTGGTACGGTGGCCGAGGCGGGTTATGTTATTCCTTCGGCTCGTTACACGTCGGGCATTGAAAGCTTCTGGGCCTCTACCGATCCTACAAAGCTGACGCAGGAAGGCCTTGAGACGTCTTACATCGCGGCAACGTGGATCTACCCGATATCGTTCATTGATGATTTTGCCTCGGGGTGTTCCGACAAGCCGCTTTATAATCTAACTTACGAAATGTACATCTTTCGCCAATACGGCGAAATGCGAGAAGATGAGAGTGTTACGCCGGTGGTCTTTGACAGCAAGGTCCTCGTTCAGCATAACGACTTCATTGCGGGATGGCTGGGCATTAAGGAAGCATTCCAACGGCGGGCGAATATCGCAGGGCTGTCCGGTGCGTTCGTAACGGCCGAGACGCAGCCTATCGTGCAAACAGAGCCGATAGCAAATCAGGTGATATGCGAGTTCATTCCCGGCGTCGTCGGGTTCGCGGTAAGGCTGCAAGAGACAGTAAGGCTCTTAGAGGTCGGGTAAGGAGAGGGTAAAAAATGAAAAAGCAAAAGACACCAACACAGATCATTGACGGAAAGGAATTTTTAGCAGCCGAGAAAACATTCAGCGATGCTGAGGCAGCGGCCTTGCTTGATGACCGCAATATCATCTTCGTTGGCCCTGGCTCGCCGCCTTCGCGGATCATTGACGGCGATCTCATTATCGATCTTCCGTCCGCAGAAGATCAGAAAAAAGGGTTCTATAACGAACACGCGAGCCGGATCGCAAGGGTGTTTCCCTCGATCTTCAAGAAATTCGTTAATTTGAAAGGAGCATAACTACAAATGGCAAACACGCGACAGGTCTTGAACGACCGCTTTATAGTTTTCAACGGGGCCGGAAAGAAGCAGTCCGCGCAAGGCACAGGGCTTGCGAACGGCGATCTTGACACGCGCATTAAGTGTGCGATCACACGCGAAGAGGTTATCGCCCGCAGGGACGTTCGCGACTGTATGGATCAGGATCAAATATCGAGCGAGATAGTCTCGCGATTCGCCCGTTATACGCTCGCGATAACGGAATTGACACCGCAGATCGTTGCTCTTTTCACCGCCTGGTTTCTCGGCGGCTCAACAGCGCCGACCGGTACACCGGCCAATGAGGTGCAAACGCTTGCCCGCACCGGAACCGTCTCCGGAGGAACATTCACCATTGCCCTTACTCTTGAAGGCCGCACGGTTACAACGAAGGCTATTGCGTGGAATGCGTCAACGGCGGCCATTCAGTCTGCTTTAACGGCCGCAAGGATGCTATTTGTGCAGCCGGGCAGCGTTACGGTCGGCGGAGATTGGACGGCGGGTATTACGCTGACCTTTACGGGCAATCTCGCAAAGGCGGACATTCCGGCTGTTGTTATCGACGCGACGAATCTTACCGGATCGACGCCTGGTATCTCTGTAACGGAAACCACGAAAGGTGCGCAGAATCACCACGTCTTGGCTCGTTCCACAACGCGTGTAAAGCCGTTCATTTCATTCGCGCTTGGGTGGGATGATGTTACGAACCGCGTCGAGAAGTACATCGATCACGTTGTTGAATCCGTGAATCCGTCCATTTCGCTTGACGGCAACGCGAGTTTGAACGTCGTGCTTCTCGGCCCGTGGGAGTACGATTCCATTGAAACGTCGTTCACGATACCCGCATGCTCGAATATCGATCCTTTGCAGGCTCAGGATTGCCGTATCTCGATAGATTCAGTTTGGCAGACGACGGACGTGAACACGCTCGCTGTATCCGTGAACGATAATGTGCCGACGGATAGGCTCTCAGCCTTTCCTTTCGACGGGATCGACATTCAGAATATCGAGCGCGGACGGCAGCCCGCATACGGGCCGATATCGGCAAGCATCTTCGGAAGTGAAACAGATTCGCTGTACGATCTTGCTCAGAACGAACGCACAGAAGCGGCCGTTGCGGTGGTTATTCATTTCGGCTTTCCGGGCGACCGTGTAACGTGGAATTTTCCGGCGACAAAAGTGCGGTTTCAAACGAACCGCTTAGGCGAGGCGGGTGAGGCCCGGTACAGTACGATCCAGATCGAGGGCGTACCGTTCTCGTCCGGCGGTGCTTCACCATTCAACGCGACGGCGGACGTTGCACAGGCGACGCAGTTTCTTTTGACCTAAAAAGGCTGGAGGGCCAGATCGGATTTATATATGGATTCCTTATCAGGACGACAAATTATTATTGGGGCTGGTTTTAATGACCAGTCCCTTGCGTACTTCCATTTGAGGTCTATTTCGGTGGCCGAGGAGGAGGATTTTACGGCGAAGATCACAGCGTTGTCCGAACTAACCGGCATAGACCGCGTCGCCGCGGAGCTTGAAACCTGTGTTGCCGCGCTCGAGCTTTGGTCGGGAAGCGTAGTGAGCGGAGCACAAGACGCAAAGACGCAAAAATACGCTCCATATTTCGACACCCAACCGGAAGGGAACGGAGTTAGGGCGTTCTTCGCTCAGTTCGACGTTAGCGATGCTCACCGTCTAGCGTCACAGCTTATATATGCCTTTCGGTTAAAGTTGCAGCCGACCGTGGTTTTTCCGTAGCGTTCAAAGCTTTGTGTCGGGAATGGTTTCCGTACCAAAAAAGGCTGCGAACGCTAGGACTTGAATACGATGATTGCCCGACGATATGCTCCAAAAGAGAACCGCGCATCAAACCCGACCGAACGGAAGTATGCGCCGAATGCCCGTTAAAGAAGAGGCGGGCGGAATTTGAAAGGGCAGTGACCCGTCGTTGGGAAGAGTGGTTCGGGTTGGGGCATGGATGGGTGTTTGAAAAGCAGCTAAGCCTACTTCTCGCGATCGTGAAAGTTAAAGAGGCGTCAAAGGCCGTTATTCCGATATGGGCTGACAATCTAAGACAAGTGTACGCAAACGAGCGGTATAGATTTGAACGGATCGAAGATCAGATCCGTGCACAGTCTGTTTGAAAACCATGAATACAGTTCAAATAATATTTGACGGCGATGCGACCCCGTTGATGGCGACGGTGGATCGCATCGCCGCGAAACTTAAGAACCCGATAGGTAATATCGGCGGCACTGTGAACGTATCCACAATGCTTGCAGCGCCGATCGTTAAAGCGAACACGGAGATCGAGAGATCGGTCAACCGTATGCGAGAAAAGGTCGAGGAGAGCACCACGCGCTCTCAGCAGGCCTTTCAGGCGATGGGCGGCTTTATAAAAGGTATTGCGGCCGGCGTCGGGTTTGCGACAATAGTGCATACGGTTGACGCGTTGATAGATCGGGCGATCGAAGGAGAGCGAGCGACGCGGCTGCTGTCGGCCGCTGCCGTTGAGGCTGGAATATCTTTTTCAACAGCCGCCGAGCAAAATAAGGCCTTTGCTCAACAGTTGGGACTCTCTGAGAAGCAGGCGGCCGCCACGTCTGCAAAGATATTCCAATTAGCCAGCAGGGCCGGACGGTCGCAAGACGCCGGGAAGATCGGGGCTGGCTTGGCCGATCTAAGCGCGGCGTATGGGATTGATTCGCGGCAGTTACAGGATCTAATCGGGTCGATCCTTTCAGGTCAGGATGAAGGGTTAAATCGATTAGGGCTACCGGATCCGGGCAAACTCTATGATGCGTATGCGAAGAGCATCGGTACGACAGCGTCCAATTTAACCCAACTTCAAAAAACGCAAGCCGCGGTCAATGCGGTCTTAGATAAGTCGGCTCAGTTTAGCGGAACTGCCGCGGATAGGATGAATTCGCTTGACGGCCAAGTGGCAAAGGCCGCGGCGGGCTTTGAATCTTTGCGCGACAACATCGCTCAAGCGTTCGCCCAGAACCCGATCGTTCAGGAGGCTCTAAAAACGTGGATAGACCTTCTCGGCGGAGTTTCGTACAGCATCGGGGATGTAAAAAAGAAGCTTGAAGAAGGTGTAAGGCCGGAGGACATCGCAAAACAAATGTCCTCGAGGCCGGGACTGACCGAATACCTGCAAGCAGGTGCATCTGCTTTACTCAGCGGCGGTGCGATCGGAGCTTACCTTTGGGGGCCGGGCTTGGCGGATGCCACAGATCCCGCGGCCATCCATAAACGCAATCTTCAAAGTCTCACCGATCAGATCGATGCCATGGCCCGTGCGAATAAACGCAACGCGGCGGCGGCCGCTGACAACGCGGAGAAAATGAAGCAGCAAGGGCAGGTCGCCGATGCCACGAAGAATTATCTTGCTGGACTTCGGGCCGTTATGTCTCTCGCGTCCGTACCGGAACTCCGCGATATGCAAAAGTCTTTGTATGCCGCCGGTTCGCCATTCTCGGGCGTTGACGCGAAGGATAGATCGGCGTTCGAGGGTGAGTTGAAAAAGCGGCTTAACGATCTTACAGAGGAAGGCCGAAAGAAGGCGAAGGAACTCGGGGAAAATTGGAACAAGGCTTTTAGTTCAGCATTCGCGATGGCCGGTTCGGAGAATCCTTTCGTAAAGATCTATACGGACGGCGAGCAGGCGTTAAAGAGTTT